GAGGGGGCTTAGGTATTGTAAGTCTATTATCATCTTTTAAATATTGTCTTCCCTCTGGACTCATTACATCTAGTGGTTTGTAATTAACTTTATAATAGTCTCTTGTGGAAGGGAGTGTAACTTTCTTACCTAAAATTTCTTCACCTTTAGCTTTTTTTTGTCGATAACCTTTTGTTACCATATTAGCCACCCGACCAGCTAATTCTAAAGCAAAAGGCTTAAAAGAAGTTTTGTTTTTAACTGAAACATTATTAGTTGATTTATTTATAGTTGCATTTCCTGTGCTTGTAGGACTACTTCCTGTATTCCCAAATTGACTTGTAGATTGATCCTTAGGGTTGAATCCGCCTTCTCCCCCTGTATCTCCTGGGCTTGGAGCACTTACGGTAGCGTTACCCATTGCAGCACTTTGTGCCTGGTTGGACTTATTACCCATGTCCATACCACCGCCTCTAAACTTTTTAATTTTTCTTTTGATCATTCTGCTTCTCCCTATTCAAGTTAATTTTTTCTTCTGCTATTCTTATTCTTTCCTCGGCTTGATCTTCTGAAGATTCTAACTTCATTTTATCAAGATCTATTCTTTCTTCAAACTCCATGCCTTTTCTTTCTTGATCCATCATATTTTCTTGAGCTTTTCTTTGCATATCCATAGCTCTTAAATCTAATTCTCTTTGTTTAAGTGCAACTAACGGATCTTGCTTTTGATTACCCGCTTCTTCTTGAGCTAATGTCATAGTTATTTCTGCAATTCGTTTTGCAACCATAGAATCAAATAAAATTTTAAATCCATCAGGATCTGCTTGTGCTTGTTGTTGCATTTCTGGAGATTCTTGTACTAAGTTACCAATCTCACCATGTGCTTGTAGTGCTATGTGATCAGATATGTGTCCTTGTAACAAAGCGTAAACCATTGGATTAATTTGTACCATTCTTGAAGCCATAAAAGCTCTGTGAGCTGCAATATGTGACTCATGATCTTGTTGAGGGAACGCTTTTAACATTTGCATCTGTAAAGCTTTAGCATTTTCAGTTGCAGGATCTTCAGGTTGTGGTTGCATCTCTGGTTTTAACAAAGAATCAATATTTTTTGTACCTAAAGCTTCATAAACTCTTCTGTATGCTTCTCTTAAATTGTGCATTTGTGGATTTGATGCTGCAATCTTTAAATTTTCGTTAGCAAGAGTTACTCTTTGCGCCATACTCATGATATTTGGGTCTGCAACAGGAATTACATCCACTCTTTCATCAAAATCTTGTAGTTTTACGAATCTATCTGCGTTTGTAACCGCGTATGGATACACAGGAGGTAGATAATCAGCAAAAACATTTGCTAAAAGTCTAAATTCTTGTCTCATAGCGTAGTAACATCGCTTGTGAATAGCACTCATGACCCTCGAACCACGTTCTAACAACGCAATTGTAGTTCCAACCGCTCTATTTTGTGCATCTTCCCCCATTTGCATGTCTGCAATTGAAGCGAAACGCTGTCCTGCTTGTACTACAAAGCCTAAAAGTTGGAATAAAGTACCACTTGGCTCTTTAAAAGGTAAAATTTGAAACTGATCTTTGATATTTCCGCCAGGTGCATCGACATCTCTGAACTCTCCAGGTTGAAAAGGTTGGTCATCATCACGAATTCTTATTCCTCTAGACTTAAATCCAGCAGGTAAGTTCGCTAAAGTACCTGCATCAAGTAATTGTCTTAATGCTTGAGTAGCAGATCTAGATAATCCACCAATCATATGAATTAAACCAAAGCCATAGAACCCTAAACCAGGTAAAAACTTATAGTGAACAAAGTATTCTTTTCTAGTGCTAGTGTCATCGTCTTGATTATAGTTTCTATAAATAGATAAAATTTCTCCTGAACCTTCATCGATTGAAACGACATAAGGAAGTTTAACTTCTTTCTCTGCATTTTCTACTTCAAACTCATTTAAGTTTAAATCAATATGCATTTCTAAAATGTTATATTGATATTCTTTTTCTCCAGCAGGTTTAACTCCTTCAAGCTCGTTTAGTTTATCTTGTATTGGACTTTTCTCTGCTTGTTTTGGGATAAGCTCAACATCTCTGTAGAATCCAGCTTTCTGTTGTTTAAGAACATCGTTTTCTGACATCTTAACAAGATGTGTAATTCTTTCACAATCTTTTAAATCGGTTGCATAATATGGAACAACTAAATCTTCAGCAGGTACAAATTTAGCAACTGCTCTTTGTTTAATTTCATCGTAGTAAATTTTCTTAAATGCAGATCCTGCAAGCGGTAAATAAAATAATAGTTGATCTGTGTCTGGTGTGTACTCTTCCATTTCTTCCATCAACATATAGTTCATGAAATCTTTAACTCTAGTTGCTTGATCTTCAACTTCTTTTGTTTGTGAACCAACCACTGTTGTTCTTACAGGGCCATCACTTGGTAATAATTCTTTATAAGCTTGTGCTTGGAATTGAGTTACAGCTTCTGATAAGAGCGGATGGGTAACACCACTTGCACCTTGAAACGGTCTAGTATTATTTACATACTTGAATCCAAGTAAATCTAAACCTTGAGTGTAAGCCTGCTCCCAATCCGATCTTGAAACTTTATCTCTTTTGTAATCTTGAATAAGTTGTGCAGACATTCGACCAAGAACTCGGTCGTCCATGTCTTCAGCTAGGTTTCTATAAAAATCTTCTTCAGGTGTTTCCTCTTCAGGAAGTTCTTCTTCACCCTCAACTTCTACGTCTACTTCTTCTGTCTCAACTTCTTCAGGAAGTTCATTTTGTTTCTCTATTTCAGCCATTAGTATAGTTTAGTTGGTTTTAAATTAACCATCTTTCCGCCTCTAGCTTTAACCATTTTAGTAGAACCGCCTTTGCTCATATTAAAATAATCAAACGCACTACCATAATCTCCGGCTAATGTTCCACCTTTTTTAGATGTCGCATTTACTCCAGGACCTAAGTTTAAACCTTTGTCTTTAATAGTATTAACAGCTTTTTTAAATTTATCTGCTGAAAAACTAAATTTCTGTGTTGGTTTTGCCTTTTTAGTGATGTAGTTTACTTTTGCTTTGTCACCACCTTCTGTTTTTAAGTATTCGGCCATTTCTTTTTTTTGACCTAACATTTTCGCTCCTGCGTAACCCGCAAGACCAGCCATGATAGCTTTTTTAAGTTTTTTGCTTGCCATGATAATTATCTCCTATTTGTTATAACAGATTTATAATATCACGCAAATATATTTACGACTAGACCACCCGACTGATAGGCTTTGAATGGTTTATTGATCATATCTGGAGATATTTTGATAGCGTAGACATCTAGGTATAACCTAGGATCACCAGGCATAATTTGTTCTACATCTCCACCATATTTACCTGCATAATATAAAGCTTCCTCTTCTGTTTTAAAAGCTGCTGAGTGTTGAGTTCCAGCTTGATCTTTATTTAGTCCATAAAGTTTATCTTTATTACTTACTTGTGTTACTACTTTGTATGTTTTTTCTGGATCTGATTTAGCTACGGGTATTGTTTTAACTTCACTGTTGTACTGTCTCGCTAATCTGTCCATCTCAGCTGGAAGGGTCGCTTTCTTTTTTGGATCCGTAAAACCTTCTATCGGAACATCATCGTCATTAGCATTTTTTCTAACAACCCCTTGTCTGCCTCCATAACCTTTAAAACCTGCTTTACCAAATCTGTTTCCATAAAATTCTATGTCTCCTAAATATTTAGTCCTTTTAGCATGGTGTAAATGTTCTACAGGAGCAATACCTACCCATTGAATATCCCCTCTATCTGCTGCATCCTTAATTGTGTTTTTTAACGCATGGCCACCCCAGTTCTCTTTTCCGTAAAGAGGTAAGAATGGAATACCGTCTTGAGCTTGATTTTTTGTAATGTTAGACAAGTTCAACGAATTACTTCTAAGTTCTCTAAACTCACTGTTTAAGTCATAAAATCTTTTTTGATCTGCGGGTGAAGCCTTAATTCCTTTTTTACTTATATCTTTCATCTCGTTAACAATCTTTTCTAGTTTTCTATTTGATGAAAAAAATTCTACCTCAGACCCAAATGCATTTACTACCTTATCTCTTGTAGGGTTTACCTTTCTTAATTTTTGTGCGTAATCTGCTTGTATCTCATCAATCATCATTATTTTTTGATTACCTTCTGTAGACCTAACACTACCTCTTACATGGTAAAGTTGATTTGGAACTCCTGAGTAATGTTTGTTATATTCTGAACCAAGCTTCTGCCCCATTGGTAATGGTTTAGGGTAGTAAACTAAATTTTCAAAATACTCATCTCCACCTTTAATTCTATATTCACCATAATTTCCATACTTAGGTGTCATCTTTTGTGTATCTTGTAATTGTATTCGTCTAAAAATATCTATGTCTTTTGCTTTACCTATTTCAGTAATTTTACTAACCTCAGTAGGATCGATCGCAACTCCTAGCTGTCTTGCTTTATTCACAATAGATTCGTAGTTTGCTATTGTTTCACCAAAAGGTGCTTTGGAAAAATCATCATATTCACTGTCACCGCTTCTAAACTTATTGTACATTCTTGAAGTTTGTTTTCTGACATCGCTCCTAACTATATTAATACTCTCTAATAAATCTTCAGCGTTTGAACCAACATCGTCTCCGCTTTGAGCTATAACTTTAGTTCTTATGTTATTTAAACTGTTATTTATATCTTGACCAATCTCCTCAGCCTCATCAACCATTTTATTATCAAACTTATATTTTCTCATAACTAGATTGTTCACAGGAGCTTTTTCTACGATATATAACAAATCCATTTTAGTTAATGGTATCTTCTTCTCAGCAGCAACCTTTAAGAAACCACCTATTAAGTTTCCATTTTTATCAAACTGTGCAATGTTTGAGTCCCACAGTTCTTCCTTCTTAACTGATTGTGATATGTTTTTAAAATCAGGGTTACCTGTTTTAAAAGATCCAGGACCACTTGATTTAAAATCTCTTACCCACTCTTCTGCTTTTCTTGCACCTGCAATCGGGTGTCGTGCAATGTAATCCCAAAGAGATGAACCAATTCTATTAGTCTTACCTCCACGAGATAATGGTGCTTGATAAGCTATCTTTTTAAGTTCGTTCGATCTAGCAATTGCAACTTGTCTTAATTCATCTTGAGGTTTGCTTTGAGCAACAGTCATTGCTTTACCTCTATCCATTTTAGTAGGAGCTATCTCTAGGATATCTTCAACTTCATCTTTAGGACTGGTTCGTGTAACGGGAGCCTTTGGTAATTTGATACTAGCTATTTTTTTAATGACTCTACCAATAGGGTTTCTAAGAGCCACGGCTCCGGCACCAGCTAAAGCCATTCCAGCTAAACCTCTAACTGCTGAAGGGTCGTAAGGTTCTGTG